AGAGGTATATATGATACGATTGGAATAGGTACTACAATACCATTCCAAGCACTCAATGTACGTGGAGCAGTCATTGTATCCAATGATATAGGTATTGGTACTACTATAGGTATTCGTCCTTTGCATATAGAATCTGGATATAACGCATTCCTTGGTAATGTGGGTATTGGTACGACCATTATACGCAAAAAAGGACTTGAAATTGTGGGAGGTGATCTGATTGTAAATGCGGGAAATATTGGTATTGGTACGACTATTCCTCAAGTTTCATTACATATAGTAGGTAATGCATATTTTAGTACAAATATAGGGATTGGTACCACGATATCTAGAGAATATCTGGATATTGTTAATGGGGATGCAATTATTAATAACGGTCATCTTGGAATAGGTACTACATTACCCTATCATTTCTTACAGCAATATGGTATCTCTTATCTATCGGGTAATATTGGTATTGGTACAACTTTACCTCGTCGTATGTTGGATGTTGTTGGAGATAATGTGATCTTCTCTCCTGGAAATATTGGTATTGGAACAACCATTGCAAGTTATGCAATCAATACATATGGAGATGTAAACTTTACAGGTACACTCTATAAAGCAGGGGTAGCGCAAACCATTACAGGAGGTAGTGCTTGGTCAGCAACAACAGGAGGAATTGAATATACTCTGAATAACAACGTTCAAGGGAATGTAGGAGTTGGAACAACCATTGTACGAGGTCCTTTGGATGTCCAGGGAAATATTTTTACCACAGGAATTAGAGGAGATCCAACCATTGTATCGGCTCCTTACGTAGATCGAAATACAGCAAATTCTGCAGATTTCCTAACATGGTTACAATATAGTACGGGTACTGTTTATCGTAATAATTTTACATCTAATCAAGATTTTACCGGATATACTACTTTCTGGGGGTCCAATGTTTTACCTAATATTTATACTACCGATAATTTAACATATTCTACGTCTACGATAAGACCTACTCCTTCTGCAAATGCATTTGCAGGGGCAGTTCTATTACCAAATGGCAATGTTATCTTTGCACCTTATGGATATTCTGCAATTGGTGTATATAATCCATCTACAAATACCTATAGTACAGTAGGTCTTGGAAGACCTCCTGCTACAAACTCATTTATAGGTGCTGTATTAGCCCCTAGTAATAAGGTAATCTTTGTACCAAATAATACAGTTAATCACGTCGGAGTATACAATGTAACTACAAATGTATATTCCACAGTAACGGTTACTGCACGAAAAGCCAATGCATATCAAGGTGGTGTTCTATTACCGAATGGAAATGCTCTCTTTGTTCCATATGGAGAAAATGCTATTGCTTTCTTTAATCCAGCTACCAATGCTTTTAGTACCACAAATACCTTACCACAACCACCACCAAATGCATTTGTCGGAGGAGTCTTAGCTTCTAACGGGATAGTAGTACTTGTACCATATGCAGCCAATCACGTGGGTCTCTATAATACAAATACGAGCTCCTATAGTACATTCTTCTTAAATCCACGAACAAGTAGCACAGCTGCTTTTGCAGGAGGTGTTCTATTACCTGATGGAAGAGTAGTATTGGTTCCTTATTCGAACAATGCTATTGGACTCTTTAATCCCATTACGAATACCTATACCACGGTACCTATTACAAATGCAGGTACTTTATATGCTGGAGGTGTATTACTACCCGATGGAAGAGTCATGTTTATTCCTCGAAGCAGTACAACGATAGGATACTTTGATCCAAGAACCAATGTTTACAGTGCAGGTCCTACTGCAACAGGATATTACGGAGGTGTCTTATTACCAGATGGAAGAACAATTATGACACCTTTTATTACAAATACTACTATTGGCATTGTCTCTAGAAGTAATATGGCAAAACCTCCCCCATTGGAATTACCTTACCATCCATGCTTTAACAAATTCTAATTCTTCGTTTATTTCCTTTTTAAAAATAAAATCAAATAAAAATTGATTTCGTCTTACCATAATGATTATCCCGCTTTTAAAGAAGATATTACCAGTGCTTTAAGCAAAACAATCTACTTAAACATTATCCGCAAGTAAAGTATACGTCTCATTACAACATGGATTACATTCCTATCCTCGCGAAGAACCTAGATGTCTCTAAGATCCGCTATGGCCCTCTCAAGAAGAGTCCCGTGGGAAGCAAGAGCGTCTATGTGAATTATGCAGGTGACAAACTTGCGATCCAGTTCCCGATGATGCATATTCCATACGATGTTAGTGATGGTCGCATTCCTGATAAGAATGGAAAGAAGGATATGTCGAAGACTCCTGCGTATTCGATGAATCTTTCCTTCAAGGGTATGGATGATAGCAAGGCTATTAAAAATCTATTTGACAAACTACTTGAAATTGAAAACAAGATTAAAAAAGATGTGTATGCAAACCGTGTTACTTGGCTCAATGATCGTTTTGATGATGATGAACGCCTTGTAGCTAAACTCTTCTCCTCTAGTATTTCTTATGACAAAGATAAGGATACGAAGGAGATTCTTAACCGTTATCCTCCTACCTTCCGTGTGAAGATTCCTTCAAATACGGAAACCGTAGATGGTGTACAAGAAACTGTCTTCCGATTTGATGCTACAGATATGGAAAATAATGAACTCAACTTTCAAAACATTGTCAGTAAACTGAAGGGTGGTAAGTCACAACTCATTGTTCATCTCATGGGACTGTGGTTTGCTGCTGGTAAATATGGGTGCACTTGGAAAGTTCTCAGTGGTCGCTTCCAAGTTCCTCGGAATGTAAAGTATACATATGTCGAGGATAGTGATGATGAGGGTGTTCTAGTGACAAAGCAGGAAGAATCTGAGGAAGAGATTGAAGCCGATGTTCTTCCGGATCCTCCTTCGCCGCCTCGTGCTGCGAAGAAGCAACAAGTTACTACGTATGTAGCTCCTTCGGATGATGAAGAAGAGGAAGCTCCTGCTCCTCCCCCGAAGAAGTCTACAAAAAAGGTACCTGAACCAGAGCCTGAACCCGAAGAGGAAGAAGATGTAGAGGAGGAAGAGGACGATGAGCCTTCTCCCCCGCCTCCTCCGCCCAAGAAGACGGTTGCTAAGAAACCTGTAAAGAAGTAAAGATAGAATTAAAAAATAACTAAAATAAGTAATCTCCTTTCTTTTCCATTTTATATATTCCTATATAAGATCCACAGCACGGCTCCAAAGAATAGAATACCAGATACGATATAACCTTTCATGGTAGGTTTTCCTGTTTCTTCTCCAATAAAGTCAAAGGACTTTTGGGTAAACATAAAATGGACATTGTCTAATAATTTGTAGCTATTGGAAAAGACAAGAAATAAAACGGTGATAAAAAAGGCTTGATTTATTTTTTGCCCAATGGTTTTTTCCTCATAACTTTTGGGCGTGGGAGGAACATACAGAGTGGGATAGGCGGTATTGATCGATTGTGGAGGCATTTGGTATTGGGAAGGGTGGGTGTTCGTCATATAACTGGTCATATATCTCTACCTAAACATACGGTTAATAATTTTATAAAATGTGATTCAACGGCGGTTTGGGAAAGAAATGATAGGGTTTTGTTACATCAATACCCATCGGAAATCTACATATAGGACATATACAAGTATTCTTTTGTAACATACGATTATACAATGTACCTCGTATATGATCGATGTTGGTTATTTTACAATAACATGAAAAACACATAGAATGACCACATTGGAAAATAATCATCGGGAATTCAATTTCTTCCTCTTCCAAACAAATAGGACATTCGATCATGGGCTCTTTCCATAATCGCAAATATTCTTTTTCCGCACTATCCATAAAATGATATTTATGAGACGACCGAAGAGTCATAAAATACGTTAGTAAATTCTTGGCTCCATTTTTTTGTAACTTTTTACAAATCTTATACAAGGCTTTTTTATTTATTTCTGAATAGGAAAATAACTCTTCCACGGTAATCCGATTTTTATGAAACAAACAGGAAACAAGAGATGTGTCTGTTAATATCGCTATTTTTTTCTGAAATATTCTTTCTGTTTTTTTACACTGTTTCTCTAACAGAGGAATAATCTCTTGGGGATCTAACTGTTCTTTATGTCGTTTGATATATTTTTTCCAAAATTTATAAGGGATACACGAACGTAAGAGAGCTTCCTCATGAATTTTTTCTTGAAAGGATAAAAATTCTTTCTGAAACTTCATGAATCCACAAAAACCTATATATCTATGTATTATTTCTTTTTAGATAATTGTTTTTTCACTTCTGTGAGGGAAATCCTTCCCTCCTTGGTCTGAATATATTTCTTTCTTCGATCCTTTTCATCCATTCGAATTTTGTAGCGTCTTGAATAATACATTATATACTCTACTTTTCTACTTCCTCCTTCAAATGCTAATTTTCTATCTATGTTACATATTTGAAGAGGCTCTTTTTCCCGAAGAGTTTCTAACTCCTGTGTACAATTGATTTTTTCTACAGGAACTTCTGCTACTTTGAGTAATCGTCCATTCTTATATTGAAATGTCATTGCATTCTGCGGTTTGTTTGATAGACACCCGATTGGTTCATAGGTAATCCATAAGTTATGTATGTCATATCGAACGCTACAAATTCCATACGGATATCCTTGTCCTACGAATTCAAGAGGTTGAAGATCATCTACGATATATTCTTTATCCGAAGATATATTCTCATCTGGATGGCCGCCGCCCGTTCCTGCTATTACAATTGGTAAAGAATGCTGTTTGTCTTTACTGATCGTATTCCATACTTGAAACGAATGTACATCTGCACATATATAGATTGTTTTTGGCTGGGAAGATAATATTTGATGTAATCGTTGAACCTCATGTAAATTATGAATATCTTCCTCTAATTTTTTCTTTTTATATTTCACACTGTATAGAGGTTCATGTCCTACTACAATCGTCCAACCAGAAAAGGGCTGACGGAAATACTCGGTTAGTTTTTCAAATAATTGTTCGGGTTGTACAACGTCTAAGTAGCTCCTTGCTTGTCTCTCTTCCAGAGATAATTTGGCTTGTTGGGAGGAGGGAAGAATATCATAGAGAGTTGATCTTTTTTGACTGAGTATATTTGTATCTATAAAAATAATCCGTAATACACCCGGGTGTATGTCTGTTTTCATATACACATTTTTCTCTCCAAGATCAAGGATCTCTTTTTTTTGTAATTGTGCAGATAAAATAGATGCTTTTCCTACATCATGGTTTCCAACCACTCCATATAGTTGTTTTTTCTTTGTTTTTGATCTAATTTTTTGGAGCATATTATATCCTTGGTTTAATGTGTCTTTGTAATACTTTTTTTCCTTTTCTATTTTGATTTTAGGATAAATATTATCTCCTGTAATTATTCCAAATTGATAATTCTTTGCCCGTTCTTCCAATCGTTTGAATACTAAACTACGATAATCAATACATTCGTCACTACAATCAAGAACTCGATGACCTTGTTTTAGTTCTAGAGATTCTGTGGTCGTTGGAACCGATATATGTTCCTTTGTATATACATTTTTACAGTTTTCTCGATTCCAACAACCCACAAAGAAAAACTGATTCATTCCTTATACTTTATGTACATAAAAATGAAAGATCTATTTCTTCAAAAAATAAAAGAAAGTATATCGTCTTTAGGTAAGATAGAAATACGTGTAGGACTCGATACGTATTATACCTGGAGACTTGCTCGAGGTTATATTTACATGTATATATCTACCCCTAAAAGTGTACATATTTCACAGCTAAAAACCATCGATATGTTCTTTCAAGAACTTGAACAAGTAATAGAAATGAACATAACCTATGGAAAAATAAAAAATCTCGAGGGAGAAAAGGAGGAATTCCACTTTACTTAAACAATATAAGCTACAAACATAATACAATATGCCTTTTCATGTTCGGAAATTACCTTGTGCAGCAGGGCTATTAATCGAGGAAAAGCAAATTCCTCAAAATGTATCTCTCTTTAATCCTAGTAAAGCTGGACCATATACCTACATTCGTCAAACCGATTCAAATTCCACAGGGGAAGTAAATAGCATGTTAATTCACGATGAACGTACTGGAAAGGTAACCCCTGTGGATAGTCCATACCATCTTATGCCAAAAACAGTCAACCTTTTTCGTGGTATCGAAGATCTTCGATTATGCGAATATCAAGGGCGGATATGGTTTGGAGGAACAAGTACCCATATCTCTGAAAGTATGAATAACGAACTGGTAGTAGGATACTTTAATCTACAAATGACTGCTGTGGAGAAGGTACAGATGGTGGATATCGGATGTAAACCCGTAAAAAATGTGATCCCTTTCGTACATAAGAACAAATTATTGTTTTTAGATTCTTATTTACGAAAAATCTATGAATTAAAAACGAACGAAGAAACCAAGGAATGGTATGTAGAAACGATTAAAGAATTAGTCCCTGCAGCCGGAGTATCTACGGTAAAATATCGTGGATCGAGCGCTCCCATTCATCTCCATGGCTCTATCTATGGATGTGTCGTACATGATATTATCTTCAATGATAACAAACGACTCGTCACTCGTTTAAGTTATTTGCATCATTGGTTAGAATTTGATATAGATACTGGACTGATTACGTTTGTTTCTACTTCTTTTTGGGTTGGGCATTGGGGCATTGAATATGTGAGTGGAATTGATCGAACTCCAGATGGAAAAATAAGTCTGTATCTAGGCATTCAGGATAAACTTCCTATGAAAGCAGTCACTACATTATCCGATTTACGTGTTGGAAAATAATTACAAAAATCCATACAGTCCATTTAGATCTTGAATAGTAGAAATATTTTTTGTATGAAGAGATGGTTTTGATTCATCCGCATTCAGCCATACGGGTTTCCAAAATTTATTATGCATAATGGGTGCTAGATTTTGCATCTGATCATCTACATAAATCATTTGTTTTTCTTCCTTTTCTCCCAAAACACGATATACATGTTGAATGGCTTTGGTATAGGTAATCGGCAAGGGTTTTAGACACATATCTTTCATATTCTGATACGCCTCACTATCACAACCAATAATATGATTTGGTGGTATATCTCCAATATCCATAGCATCTAGTACCGCTTGACACCATTTTTGATTTGCATTGCTAAAGATAAAAATGGGAACTCCTTTTTCTGTTGCATATTCCATCATTTGTTGAGTATCTACCGTATAATTCATAAAATCATCCTCTTTGTTCAGATTTCGAATATATTCCAAGAAATGTTTATCATAGACCATATCGCAAAATTCCCGGACCGAGATATTACTATCATATACTTTTTGAAGACCAAGAACGGTATGACCAAATTCTTTATAAAGTATATGATTAATCTTTTCCGCTTTTTCTTCTGTCATAAATGGATTTACTTTACGGCGCACAAAATGACTTACACGTTTCCCAAGCATTTTAAAAGCAGGGGGATGACGAAGAATCACTCCATCCATATCAAGAAGAAGTACTTTGGAACGGGGAGTAGAAAGCATGATTCTGATACTTACTTCTATATACGTATTATTTTCTTAAACCAATTATTATTTTAGACTGCAATGTCCTCTGTGTATCCACCAATATCTTTTAATTTATCATCCGAGACGTTTACCACTACAATTTTAATACGATCTAATAATTCTTCCGTCCGTTTGTCATAGGGTTCTTCATGAATCATTTTCGAATCAAACTTATTATATTCACAATCAATCATCGTTGTTTCCATCGTTTCTTTATAACTTTGTAAAAGTGTTTCTGGAACCGGTTTATGTTTTGTAATCAAACCTAGTGCATTGCTAGTCACACTCCTTGCTACTTTTGGATACACATCATCGTCATGCTTTCGTTTCCATTTGTCCTTCTCATAATGTACCAGTGAAAAATTAAGTTTTGGATTTGTTTTCTTTACACACTGGTTTTCAGGTCTTTCTAATAATTTTTCTGCAAAATTCGTAATACCTTCGATAATATTGTTATTGTTAAATATTCTACGTAACATCTCCCGATTATCTAAATGGTCATTCTTATACGGAATGGGTTCATTGTTTGGTGTATTAAATAAGAGAATGGTTAGATTGTTGTTGGTAGTACTATTATCAATATGATACGTATTGTGATTATGTATGGTGTCTCCATAATTATGAATCACAGTGGTTTTGTTTTCTGGATTCACACAGGGGATTTCTTTTTCACTACAATGTTTTTCATGTTTTGATTTGCTTGGTTGATGTCGAAACTCCATATGACAATAGCGACATTCTAATGGATTTGTAATCTGTTTGCATTGATGTTTCAAGAATCTCTTTTTACATAAATACATCTTGTAACAATCCACACACTTATAAGGAGGACCGGCCAATGGATTCGAAGGTAGCTTTTCTCCTTCAAAAAAAGAGAACAGTTGTTCTTTGGTAAACTGATGTTGAGATTCTAAATGTCTTGTTATATTGGATTTACGCTCACTATAGTAAGAACATTCACTACATTTATATAGCATCTTGTATTATAGTAACAAATCCTCTTTAATATTTGAGCAGACTTTTTTGTTGCTCGGCTATTATTTTGTCCCTTTTGGCTATTATTTTGTCCCTTTTGGCTATTATTTTGTCCTCGTGAGCAATTACCAGAATGGTTTGTGTATGAGCAGTTATGAGCAACTATAGTAACATTTTTGCTCGTAATTTGCTCATTTGCTCCTATAGTACCAGATTATGTAAGAAGAGAAATGTATTATGTTGTTATATACCTAAAAATGAAGGGTATTTTTCGAGATGTTTGGACGGATTTTTCTACAAACCCCCTTTTTGGGCCTCTTACAGTGTTACTAGAATGAAATATATATATTGTCATATATATACCAAAATGCTGTAAAAATGTAGGGCTATTATTTTGTCCATTTTGGGCTATTATTTTGTCCCAAAGCTATTATTTTGTCCACTTACGGCTATTATTTTGTCCATTTTTACTTTTCAAAGCTATGTATATGTTGATTATCAGAATGATTTTATTAAGAGCAACCAAAAATTTTGACAGTAAGGAAAAATGAGCAACCATTTTTGGACCTTAAATGACCTTGCTCGCGGTCAAATAGAATTAGTGCGTTTTTTTTTCGGGACCTTGCTCGCGGAACACACTGGGCGAGCAACGTTTTTTTCGGGGGGGGGGAATTTTTCGGGCATGTTTCTACCTCCCCAAGGGTCGATAGATCCTAGAAACTTTTTGAAAAATACAAGAATAATCCTATATTACATAGAATATGATAACTATACATATACTTACAAATATACATACGATACTGAACTGATACTATTACTAAAAATAACTACAATAGTATCATGAAAATAACTACAATTTAAAAATAATCTATGCAAAAGGAAAGGATGAATCTCTACCAAATCCACGGTCTATTACAATTTATCGCCTTCTGTATCTTATATCCCCTTGGGGCTGGAATCGCTCTTTTCCGAGATAAAATAGGTATACACTGGAAAACCTATCATGTTTTGATTCAAATCATCGCTACCATGATTGTATTCATTGCTATTGCAACTATCATATATGCTAGTAAAACACAAAAGAAAGAAAAAGAAGAGAAAAAATCATTCTTGGTAAAATTACACACTACACTAGGACCTATCGTCATTCTTGTGATTGTAATTCAACTATTCTGGGCATTCTTTGGTAAACACTTTGTTTCCTGGGATACATGGTATACAACACATATGATGCTCTCTGGATGTATTATCCTTGGAGGCATTACCAATGTTCTATTGGGTATGAATATGGTAGCTTAAGATGAGATCATTTCTTGTAAGATAGATACTAGCGTTTTTTCTGGTTTCCAACCTAAATTCCGTAATCGTTGGGTATGATATATTTTACATAGATCTCCCTGCAATGTTTGATATAATTCTTTGTTTGATTGTACCAGAATACGCTGTGTGTTATTCTCTATAAACTGGTCCAATTCATTCCATACCCCACGTATATCTACTTGTTGAAAAGCAAGTTCAATCAGGTCTTTTAATCGAGTAGGAAATCCACTCGCAATAATATAGTCTTCAGGTTGATTGGATTGCATGATTGTATACACCGCACGAATTGCATCATCTATATGCATCCAATCCCGATACACATACACATTTCCAAGAGATAAAGGGGCTGTATAACCATCTTGGAGTAAAGATTTTATATAATTCGTAATTTTTTTCGTAATATACACATCTTTTCGTAAAGGAGATTCTATATTACTAAATATACCTTGATAGATAGGTAGACCTTTTGATTCACGGTAATATTTACATAACCAATGAGCATGTAACTTACCAATTCCATATGGATTTAATGGAGAAAAGGGTGTGTTTTCCGTATATTCTGTTTCGGTATTTCCCATCCATTGTTGAATACTGGAACTTTGGAAGAAAGGGATCTCTCTATGTAGTTCTTGTTTGTAGTGATAAAGTACATCTAATGCATGTTCAATTGGTTTGGAATTTACTTCAATACTTATTCCTACTTCAGTATGTGATTTATAAGAATCAGTATATCCTGCAAAGTGATATATTTCATCTGGATGGATGGTATATATCAAGTCTTTCCAGAAATTTCTTTCCAAAAGATTCCCTTGGATATAATAGACTCCTTTTTCTAGCGTATTGGGTATGTTTGAGACAACTCCATATACAATATACCCCTTCGATAATAGATACTGTTTCATATAGGTTCCTATTTGTCCTGTAATTCCAGTAATGATAGCTTTCTTTGAATTTGTAATAATATCTACATAGGGCAATGGGAAAATAAACTGTCCTCCTTCGGTTAAATATTCATTTTCTCTTTCTAAAAATTCCTTTTTAAAATGCCAGGGAAGTACAAACATAAACTCTGGCTTTATCTTACGAACTTCCGCTTCACTTACGATAGGTATATCGGTGAGAGGGGTCCTTCTTCCATATTTGATAGGATTTCTTTCGGCGGCACATAATAATACATTTTTATCAAGATGATAGTACTGTAAGAGTGTATTTCCTTTTGTAGAAGCACCATAGACACATATCTTTTTTCCTTGATGTACTTGTCCTTGTATAAATTGTTGCAATAGATGTTTTTGATATTCACAACGCTCCATAAATAATTGGTATGGTTCTAATGTATCATACCCCTGAGCTTGTTCTTTCTCTAAAATTTCTTGAATGAATGTTGTATTTGTAGCGTAAGAAGATTCTTTATGACTCATGATGACTCGGAAACTTCCTCCATTACAGTCATTAAAGGATATATGAATGATTTTTAGACCCACTCTATCACAAATCCATTGTATTTGTCGTAAGCAATAATATTCTAAATGTTCATGGCATATTGTATCAAACGAATTGCATTGGATCATAGTTGGTAAATAACTTTGTTCAATGATCCATACTCCCTCGGAATGAAGGATATCTTTTACATCTTGTGCGAATGCAATGGGATCCGGTAGATCATAAAACATCGCAATGGAGGTAACAATTTTCGCTTTGATAGTATTGGAAGAAACTGCTTTTTCCCAATTTTCTTTGTAAAAGAAATCCGGAAAAAGAGTAATCTTTTCTGGATAAAATTCCGCAAACTGTTTTCCAGTAGGATCAATAGATATACGGTGTATTGTTTTTGTAGTTAATTGATCATACCATTTTAATAATGTAGCGTCATTTCCCCCAATATCCAGTATATAATCATTCTCCTCTAAGGAACAAATACGTAATGCATCTTCTACAATGGTTTTTAGATGTTGCATCATGGTATTATTTAACCCAGATCGATATCCATAGGTTTTACAGTATAATTCACTTGGAGGAGCCGTATGTTTTAACTGTACTAATCCACATACATGATGATTTGTATCCGCTGGATGGCATTTTACAAGGGTTAACGGGATGGAAGGAGGATTTGGTTCATCCTGTAAGGGAAATTGACTTGCAATGGTTTGGTCACCAAGGGTAATAATATCTATCAAATGATTATTTTTACATATGCGACATTCCAATAATTCTTGAGAAGACATTGTAAATAGTAAACCTCGAATCTATTTAAATATATTTTATCGTTATTCATAAAATGGACGCATATATTACAGGCGGGAGATTAGGAGATGCAGTTCATGCATTGTATGTTATAAAAGAAAAATACATGTCTACAGGAAGAATCGGAGATCTATATCTCTCGTTAAATTTTGAAAAATATGGGGGTGATAAATTTAACTTTCCTATTGAAGTAACACAGTATGAATTACAAGAATTTCTTTTTCAATGTTGTCCCTATATACATAAAGTATATATCTTAGAAGAAGATGAATCAAACTTGGATCTAGAAAAATATCATGAAGTCATTAATTTAAATAATTGGAGAAACTTTCGTCCTGGATCAAGAGATTGGTTAACCCTTCTTCAAGATGCATATGATATCACCTATAACATACATCCATGGTTCTATCCTTCCCCGTTATGGTTTATGCGGCCTAATTCAAAACCATATGTAGCCATACATAAAAGTATTCATCGGACAAACTATAAATTTCCGTGGATGGAAATTTTAGAACATTATAAAGCCAAAGGGTATGATGTTTTTTTCGTGTCTTCCACACCAGAAGTAGAATATGAATACTTCTTATGTAAGGATCATGTCTTTTTACATCATTGTCATAGTATTATAGAAATGGCCTATTGGATTTATCATTCGGAAGTATTTATAGGGAACCTATCTTCCCCCCTTGCGATGTCAACTGCTTTTGGGAAAACATCGATTATAGAAATGCCAAACGACGATTGGCTGTCGGCTATTAGTTATTTAAATTCCAGATTATGTCGAGGTCAATTATATTGGTTTATTTCGAATAAAAAGAAAAGACTCCCAAAAGATATAAACATTCCCTAAGTAACTACAAATATGGCACGTATCTCTTTAGAAGTATCCATTGGAGAAGCCCTGGATAAATACAGTATTTTATGTATCAAAGAAGAACATATTGTAGATACTTTTAAAAAGAAGGCAATTCAATTGGAAAAAGAAACTATTTATCCTAGCATTGAACCCATTTACATACCTGTAAACAATTATATGAACAACTCTATCATGTAAATTTGAATATATGGAATTTAGTAGATCTTGCGAGAGAAAAAGGTACCACAGATCCAGTAGTTATGAAAGAAAATGATGCAAGGTTTCGTATCAAACGAAAAATCAATGAAAAAAGTAATTCCTATTTAAAAGAGCAAAAGAATTTTCATACAAAACCTATTTCTATTTTTATTACCAATTCTCCTCATGAAAAAAATATAAAATGGATATATGATTTATCTGTATATTTTGATGAGGTACATGTCTATACACCCAATCCAGTTGCCTGGGAGTTTTTACACACGGAAGATCCAGATATACAAATATTTTTTGCATTAAAAAAACCAGAATGTTGTCAATGGGCAACCTATTTTTATCAGGAGCCTGTCGATTCATAAGTTTATTTCTTTTTCTTGAGTTTGAACATTCCAAATGCTTTGGGTGCATCTTCCTGATAAATGGTCTCAAGAGCTTCTTTGTGTTCTTTCCATGCCTTTTCCAAAGCATTGAGTTCTTCTTGCCAGATATGATGAATGGGTTTTTGCTTGAGTTCCTTAATCTCCATATCTAGTTTGTGGGCTTCCTTTTCAAGAGCTTGTTTCTTCTCATACGTCAGCTGATGAATAGGCATCTTGGTAAGATAGTTATAGTCCAGCACTTCTACCTTTGTATCCTCCTTCATTTCTTCACGTTCTTCCTCCGCATCGTCTGGCTTTTCTGTCTTCTCCGAAAGCATAGGATAGCCTTTCTTCTTTAGATCTTCTTCGAGATCCTTTTGCTTACGATTCATGACGTTCAGTGTTCCTGCAACAATTTCCTGAATAAAACGGACTTTTGCAGAAATCATTGTATAACGAGCTTCCATTTGTTTGAGGAGGTATTTCTTACGTTCATAGTATTTGGTAAGACGGACTTTGCTCCATTCGCGAATGATATCCGCCGCATCTTTGTATTTTTGTACAGTCCCTTGTTCATTATAGAGATGGATATTGTTCATACTTAGGTTTTTGCTGGACACCAGTTTGAATTCGGTTTCAAAGTTAATTTCTACACCGGCACGAACCCCTGGATAGAACTTAAGCAGGAATCGAACATTTTTATCTGTATAATGGCTTTCGAAATCCTTGAGCACAGGACTGTTATTGGCCAGAAGACTTACAAGGAACTCCTTATAATCATCTGTCCATGTACCAAGTGGAAGTTCTGTAATCTCAACCGTTTGATCATCGATCCATTTCCAAACACCACGAGATTGGAAAGTACCCGCCTTGTCCGGAACAATGCTTCCTTTGAATCCAAGATACCAAGGTGTTAGTTTTCCAAACTTAATCTTTTCCAATACCTGTGTCATAGTACGCAGGTCTTCTTTATTTTGAATAGGATCATGCTTATCGAGAGCAGCAATAATCTTACGGCATTCGTCCATGATATCTTGAGGATTATGGTTTGGTACATTGGTTGAGAATCCAGTACCAATACCAAGACCCCCGTTGACAAGAATCATAGGAATGATAGGAATATAATACTCATGTTCAATCAGCATTCCATCATCATCCAGTCTGTTGAGTACATAAGAATCGTCAGGATTAAAGATGCATTTTGCCATTTCATTTAGTTTTGTGTGAATATAACGAGCAGAAGCGGAATCCTTACCCCCCTTGATACGAGTACCAAATTGACCGATAGGTTCTAGCAGGTTAATATTGTTTGCACCTACATAATTTTGAGCCATATTGATGATGGCACCCTGAAGGGATGTTTCCCCATGGTGATAGGCAGAGACTTCGGATACATAACCAGATAGCTGGGCCACCTTGATTTCTTTGGTATAGAGTTTACGCTTTTGACAACTGTAATAGATTTTGCGATTGGATTCTTTAAAACCATCTACCATGCTTGGCAGAGATCGTTCCAAATCGCGATTACTGAAATGAATGAGATCTTTATCAATAAATTCTTCATAAGGTACTTCTGCGAGACCATAATCGAGAACCTTTTCACGATCGTACTTCATGAGCCAATCCTTACGAGCATCCGCCCTCTTTTTATTGAAAGCCAGATCAATTCCTTCGTCGGACTCTTTGCCTGTATAGACATAGGTAGTCTTTTTCATATTGCGGAAATATTCTTTAGCTTCCTCGGGAGTCGAAGTACCCAACCCCTTGTAATACTTAATCTTCCAGGACTTCATTCCTGTAGGATTTGATTCTACTTTCTTTTTCCATTTCTCAAAATCAGTCATGCTATAGAATTCAATGACTTCCTGGGTCGTCTGGTGTTTTACTTTAATAATAGGTGTCAACATGGAAGTGAGGAACCCTTTTTGCTTATAGAGGGAAGGCCAGAGAGATTGGAAGACATTGAAGAGAAGCCCCTTGATATGGCTTCCATCATGATCCTGATCTGTCATGACCATCACATGTCCATAGCGTAGGCTAGATACATCTTTGTATTCACGACCTTGCTCAAGGCCAAGGATTTTCTTAAGATTGGTAATTTCTTCGTTTTCGGCAATCTTTTTCATGGCTTCGTCTTTGACATTGAGAATCTTACCACGGAGTGGGAAGACACCATATTTATCACGACCAACTACGCTAAGACCCGCAATCGCCATGGACTTAGCGGAATCTCCTTCTGTAAGGATCAGTGTACAGTCTGCACTGTCTTTGGTTCCGGCTTTGTTTGCATCATCCAGCTTGGGAATAAGAACACGAGCGGTTTTCTTCCCATCGGTTTTAGCAACTTTCTTTTGTTCATGGAAGTCTGTGAGACTCACTGCTTTTTCGACAATTCCTGTCTTAAACAGATTGGTAATAAATTTATCACTGAGTTCACAACGAGAACCAAACTTGGTTGCTTGTGTGGTAAGAGTTTCTTTGGTTTGACTATCAAAGGAAGGATTCACAATCTGTGCTTTGACAATGATAAACAGATTGTCCTTAAGGTGTTGTAGTTTTACATCTTTCTTTTTCTTAGATTGTACCATGTCTGCAAGTTTTTTCGTAATCTGATTAGTGAGTAGTTCTACATGTTTTCCACCCCGCAGTGTATTGATACCATTCACAAAGGAAACTTGTTCGAAAGACCCTGATTCGGAATAGGTAGCAATCACTTCCCATCGGTCATTTCCACATTTTTCATAGACACGAGGATGTTCGTCCTTGGGTCCCATATAGAGGTCCGCATATTTTTCAAAGTCTTTGACTTGAATTTTTTCCTCATTGAAATAAACAGCTACATTATTGTCTGTAGTTGCACATGCATCGTAGGCACGTTTCCGGAATAGTTCGTACATATCATTGGTAAGACCATCGAGGCCGAAACGTTTGTAATCAGGTGTAAAGGTGATTTTCGTATAAGGAGCCTTTTTACTGGCTTTTACCTTTGCAGTATCACGCTTTTTCATATTATCATAGAAGCGCTGGGTATACATTTTTTCCCTTCGATGATCTACCGTTTCCACGATAAATTCTTGCGAAAAGATGTTGGCAAGTTTGGCACCATAGCCATTCTTACCACCCCAAAGACGCTCTTCTTCTTGGTTATAATTTGTAGAAGTAAGTAGTTCTCCGAAAATGAGTTCAGGAATCCAGATATTGTTATAGGTAGTATGCTTTTCCACGTCAATCCCATCTCCATCATTCATAATCTCAATCTGACCCGTCTTTTTATCCACTTTGATACTGATTTGTTTGAGAGGCTTTACGTCTTTGATCCCCTTTGCAACTTCCGCTTTTAGACGCATACTCTGGTCCAGAGCATTGACGAGTACCTCATCATAGATTTTATATAGACCAGGCACATAGTCAATCTCTTTTTCCGTCATACGTTTGCTTCCATCCTCATATACATAAGTCTTGATTTGAGTGAGATTCACAGAACCGATATAGGTATCTGGAATCTCGTAAATATGATCTCGGAGTTCATGTTTCTTGTATTTTTCCTGTACTTGTGCCATTTTGGGACTTCCTGTTATACTCAAAGAGAAAATTGCTTATGTCTGTTTGGACACTTAAGAAATCAATTTTTAATTGTATTGTTTATATAGGAATCGATGGATCTTCTTATTGCGACAACCGTCTTTGATAAATTATCAAACACTTCGGATCAAAAAGAACAAAAGGATACATTTGTGACGGGACCCGGTCCCGCCACAACGACCGTGGGAGCTGCTCCTGCTCCAGCCCCAGCAAAAGACAATCTTCTGACCCTGAAAAAAATTGTATATCAGGTACTTGGACTACTTGTAAGTATCTTTGCCGCCTATTTATCTTGGCAATGTAATACGGCTGCTGGAGAAAGTACACCTCTCAAGGTATTCTATGCTATCTTTGCTTTCCTCTTTGGCTTTATCTATCTTATTTTCTATGCTCTTTTCCGGGCTGGAAGATGTGAACCAAAAGTTGTCTATGTCCAAGGGCCACCCCCTGTTGCTGTACCTGTTGTAGAGCCACCAAAAGTAGGAGGTAGCCGTAGACATAGAAAATAAAGCATTGTTGTATCTTACTTTTTATAGCATCTTTTGCAATTTCTGATGAATTTCGTCTCCTACTTGTTCTACCGTTTTTCCTTCGACAGAAACTAGAATATTTTTACCATTTTCTTGTTGCAATAGTTCATACGCATTTTCGTGAAGAATATGAAGTGTATGAATATATTCTTCCGTAATATCGGATTCACAGTTCCTCCCACGTTTATGAATACGTTTATAGGATTCTACTGGATCTGTGCATAGATATACAAACACATCTGGTTGAAACGGTTGCTTATGATAGAGATTTCGCAGAATATTAAACTGCCGTTCATTTAGTTTTCCGGTTTCAAAGACAGCCTTGGCAAATACTTGCCATTGAAAGAAACCAGAACGCTCTGTCAAAGTAATGTCATTTGCTGGATAATCAACATTATAAATGCGATCTAGCCAGACTTTGATTTGAAATTCAAAGGCATCTTTGTTATTTTTATACATGTCTTGAAGAAAAGGAATCCAATCATCGACCGGTTCAAGGTCAATCTTGTATTGATATTTGTTTTTTAGATAATGGAGAACCGAACTCTTTCCAGCACCAATATTACCATCGACACTTACAATAACCATAATGATAGGTGAATCAATCTATTCTTGGCGGGGAATATCTTCCTCAATTTTTTTCAGTTTCCAAACGGGGCGTTTCCTGCCAACCACATTGGCAGGATTACGGTAGAATTGTTGGAAATCATCACTATACATTTGAAGAACAAAACATACTCGTTTACGGGGCTGATCGAGACGGGTTGCTAGGTTCTTTAGGGTTAGCCACGGGTGGCCTCCCAATTCCTTTTGTAGTTGATCTTTCATCGCTTCAAAATCCATGATAGTATATTTACTATAAGAAAGCTTTTTAAATATTTTTGTAGTGATTTATAAGAAAACGGAATGACGCTTTAAGGAGGCTACCTCTTCTAGTTTTTTAAGAGTAAGTCGTCCACGTTCTTTTAAATCATACATAAAGCAGTTTAGATGCATTTTAAGAATTTTTTGTACAACTTCTAAAGAATTAGGTTTTATGGTGACTTGGAAAGATTCAAAAATTTCTTGTAAATACTGTTTATCGAATACTCCATGCCCTTTTTCTTTTTCAATGACAAGTAATGTAAATTCCTCAAACATCATATCTTTATCCCCTCCGTGAAAAGTAGATGGTAGAGCATTTCTAGCAAGATTCATGGAGAAATTCACTTGATCTGTAGTTGTACTGGATACTTCATTTTGATATTGAATCGAATTGTTTCCAAAGTATTGCCCATCTATATGGTACGAACCTCCTGATTGTTTGGTAGATGGATAACATTGGTTCTTCACATAGTTTAAGGAACCTTGTATATATTGGGGTTTCACTCTACGTTTTTCGGGATTTTGGATGGAAGTAATGGTAGCAATCAGAGCACACACGTTGAATACTAAATTATATATATAAAAAGCGAGTCTTTGTTGCAAAGCTTCGGTTTGTGTGCTATCTTTGATGGTAAGATGATATTTCTCTAATACAGTAGGTATTTTTGTTTGTAAATAGGCCTCCATTATTCTATAGAAATAAATAAAAAATAAAAATATAGGATTTGTACAGAGATGAACTACTATTCTGATTATGCCCCGGTGATGCAATCACAAAAGAATAATGGTCGAGTGGATATTTCAAAACCAAGTGCTTTACAAATTCCTAGTTTTTATCAACAACAAAAAATGGATAACCATACATTTTATGCAGAAGCAGTTCAAGGAGGATTTACTCCCAACGAAGTAAGCAATCTGTTCTTTTCTTGCAATAACATTGATGTATTGCAAGATGGATTACGCTACAAAATTTATACACTTACAGATGGTAAATATGTCATTGGTCGCCAAAGTGAACACGATCTAAAAATTATTATGCGTTCTATTTATCTACAATATAGTAAAAATCTTAAAACGGATATCGTCAGTCAAGTACGTGAATTAAATAGTCTAGTATTAGATTGGGCCGCAAAAGAAGTATTTAGTAATCTAAAACAGTATAATAAATATATCAAGGACGTAAGTACATTACCAATACCATTGGCTAGATCTCCTCTGATGACAAACAAAGGGAGTAAAACTCTAGAGACAAAATCCTTTGTTTAGAATAAACTTTTTTCTTAGAAATATCTTAAGTATCTGTAGAGATATGTCAAGTACTAGTCCGGCCCCCGCTTCTCTTACTGCAGAAGAAAAAAGACAGTATGATCTTAAACGTTCTGGATTCTTCAAAGGGACCATTGCCGTCATGGTCGCCTATGGAGTCTTTATTTTGGGAATTTCTCTGGTTGGTATTTTTTCAGCAAAGGGTCGTGAACTTTTGTTTGTCAATGGCTTTAGCTTTACCGTAACCTTTATTGCGGGTACTATTTTAGTTATATTATTGCTCTTAGTTCAATTATTAACCTACAAAATAACTCCCAAGACCTATTATCCTGGTGAAAATATGACATGTCCTGATTATTGGGTATTGAAGAAAGTACCTTCTACTTCCCCTGCTCCTTCAGATAAAATAGCTGCAAGTTTCTCTCGTTATTATTGTGAGAATCCAGATGATGCCGTTTTAAATACAGATATGACAACACCTACGGGTTCCCCTGGCTCCGCCGCTGCTATACTAAGATCGGCTGCAAATGTATATAAAGGAAATAGAATTGCTCAAAATTACCATATGCAATGCAACCGTTTGTATCCTGATTATCTAGCCTATCTCGATAAGAAGAATTTCTCAGAGAATCCGACCACACTACGTTGCCAATACCTAAAAACCTGTAAAAATGATCAAGATCCTCCTGCAAATAAGAGAGATATTGTCTGGTCCGGTGTCTGCCCCACTGGCAGAGCCCTTTAAAATAAAATTTGAAACACCCGTTTCTTTTTTTAATATCCCTTATCGATTTAAAACCTTTGCCCCTATAATAGATACAAGATGCGTGTCCTCAAGCGTGACGGTAAATACGAACATGTTTCTTTTGACAAAGTTCTTCGCAGGATTACTCTCCTTTCCGAAGGACTTTCGGGAGTAGAACCCGATGAAGTGGCCCAAAAGATTTGTGCTCGTATTTATGATGGTGTAAAAACCACCGAACTGGATGAACTAACAGCAACTACCTGTAGTACAATGAGTACCATTCATCCAAACTATGCCACTCTAGCAGCTCGAGTGATTATCAGTAATCTACATAAAAACACACCCGATACATTTAGTGAGGCGGTAGAAATTCTATATCATGTAAAAGACGTTCATGGAAACAAGATGCCTCTGGTTTCCGATGAACTGTATGAAATTGTACAAACATATAAAACAGAACTGGATCAAAAAATTCAACCCGAACGTGATTATCTCTTTGATTACTTTGGATATAAAACACTGGAACGCTCCTATCTTCTGAAAGTAGATGGAAAGCTGGTGGAACGCCCCCAATATATGTGGATGCGTGTTTCTCTGGGAATTCATGGATCTGATCTTGAAAAAGTATTTGATATGTATGATTCCATGAGTACTCGTGAATATACTCATGCGACTCCCACGCTCTTTAATGCCGGTACACGTCATTCACAAATGTCTTCTTGTTTCCTACTTGAAGTCAAAGGAGATAGCGTAGAAGGTATGTATGACAGTGTGAAAGACTGTGCCATGATCTCCAAATATGCAGGAGGAATTGGAATGAATGTTCATAAGATCCGTTCTCGAGGGTCTGTCATTCGGGGCACCAATGGTAAATCCACCGGTCTCATTCCTTTCCTTCGTGTGATGAATCAAACTCTACTACATATTAACCAAGCCGGAAAGCGTAATGGAAGTGCAGCCATTTACCTGGATCCTTCCCATCCAGATGTCTTTGAATTTGTAATGCTTCGTCGTAATACTGGCTCCGAAGAAGAGCGTTGTCGTGATCTTTTCCTAGCCCTTTGGATTCCGGATATCTTTATGAAGCGTGTACGTGAAAATAGTACCTGGTCGCTCTTCTGTCCCTTTGAAGCTCCTGGACTAGAAGAGGTGTATGGAGAAGAATATGAAACACTCTATCTACAATATGAAAAAGAAAACCGTGCCAAGCGTGTGGTAAAGGCACAGGATCTATGGATGGAAATCATTAAAAGTCAGATTGAAACGGGCGGTCCGTATATGCTCTACAAAGACAAATGTCAACTCTCCAATCAAAGCAACCTTGGTGTGATCAAATGTTCCAATCTATGTAGTGAAATCCTTATCTATAGTTCTCCAGAGGAATATGGTGTATGCAATCTTGCTTCCATGGTTCTCCCAACCTATGTAGAAGAAAAGGAAGATGGAACCAAATTCTTCAATCTTACACGCTTCCATGGTGTGGTAAAAAAAGTAACCCGCAATATGGACTGTGTCATTGACCGTAATTTCTACCCAACCCCGGAAACTCGTAATTCCAATATGCGTCATCGTCCCATTGGAATTGGTATCCAAGGTCTTGCAGATACTTATATGATGCTTCGAATGCCTTATGAGTCGGTAGAAGCAGCTCAACTAAACCGTGATATTGCAGAGACAATGTACCATGCCACACTAGAAGCGTCTATGGAACTTGCCAAGGAGCGTACAGAAAAACTCGAAACACTCTCTTCGGAAGATCCGGAATATGAACATCTGTGTAAGATTCCCGAAGAAAAGAAACTAACAAACTACCGTGGTGCGTACAGTAGCTTTGCCACAAGCCCTGCTGCAAGGGGTATCCTTCAATTTGATATGCATGGAGTGACTCCCAAACTCTATGACTTTGATGCTCTCAAAGAACAAATCAAGAAATATGGTCTACGTCATTCTCTACTGATTGCACTCATGCCGACGGCAAGTACAAGTCAAATTATGGGTTATACAGAATCCTTTGAAGCTCTTACTTCCAATATATACCAACGACGTACCCTTGCAGGAGAATTTACCGTGATTAATAAATATCTTATTTGGGACCTGATTCGTCTAGGACTTTGGAATCAACGTATGAAAGAACGTATTATTGCAGGGGAAGGCAGTATTCAACATATTGGAGAAATCCCAGAAGACATCCGTGCTCTGTATAAAACGGTTTGGGAAATCAAACAAAAATCCGTAATTGATCAATCCGCAGATCGAACCCCTTATATTTGTCAAACCCAATCGCTCAATCTCTATGTAGAAGCTCCTGACTTTACCAAACTTACAAACATGCATTTCTATAGTTGGTCCAAGGGACTAAAGACAGGTCTCTATTATCTACGTACTCGTCCTCGTGCTAAGACCATGGCGTTTACCATTGATCTAGAAACTATGAAAGATGCTCAAAAAGCAAAAGAAGAAGCGGTCATGGCATGTCGCCGGGATAATCCTGAGGGTTGTCTCATGTGCAGTGCCTAGAGAGGTAGATTGGAGACGAGGATATCCTGAATTAAATCCTGTACATGCTCTATGGTTGAAAGATATTGTTGATAGGTTCCTAATAATTCACTTGCTTTTTCTTCTTCCCCATGTACCATGTGATACATTAAATAGGGTTTTATTTCTTGCAAAGGAACCATGGTTTCTAATTCTTTCAGATTTTTCATAATTGCCATTTGATCTTCAAAGGGTGGAAATGGTAGTTGTTGTATACATTCAGTAGCATCGATGTGTTTTAAGAAGAACTGGGGAATATCACACATTTTGGTATACGCTTCAAAGAAGGGGGGATAGATCGCTTCTTCCTTGGAAGGAATCACTACGATATTGGGACCTATACCACGACATATAACCGTACGGTGCTTTCGAACAAAAGAACGAGAAAAAGGGACAGAGATCATGAGATACTTTCTTTTTTAAAGATAGGGAGACATAATAATTGGGATGAATGATGTTACGGATTTGCCATATATTGTTATTTTAGATTGGGATGGTACAATTGCTGGTAAAGTAGATTTTCAGTCTCAACGATTTGCTTTACAACAGTATTACAAAAAATATGGATTAAAACACAAGGCAGATAACCGTGTCCCCAAAGCTTTTCTTCCCAATAGTTATTTAATACGACCAGGGTTTGCTGCGTTTATTAAAGATTTAACGGATCATTACCGTGGAAACATCTATTTTTTCATTTATACGGCAAGTGAAAAAACATGGGCACATAAAGAAATTCAATGGGTAGAAAAAGCACATGGTATCAAGTTTCAACGACCCATTTTTACAAGAGATGATTGTGTGACAGATAATGTAGGCTCTTATCGTAAATCCATTCAACATATTTTTCCAAGAATTCTACGTTCCATTGGAAAGAAAAGTCTATCCAAACAAGACAAACAGGAAATGATCAAGAATCGCATTATGATTATTGATAATAATTCTGTGTACAATGATTTGCAAGACCATTTGCTCTTATGCCCAGACTATAGTTATATGGTGTTTGAAAACTTATTAGAAGAAATACCTGTATCTTATTTAAAACATCCACATGTACGGCAATATGTATTGACCTTGATTAATAATGGGATGATATGTCCTTTCTTCACTTCCAAGGATGATATTAACCATACGATGTATCAGAAATACGAATGGTTGTCTATCAAATGTAAACATATCAGTGAAGAGAATAAATATTTTATGAAAGATGTATTTTTCAAATACTTACGTAAACTTATAATTAAAAACCAGTTACGAGTGTTCTCTGGAAATGTAGTGAAACAATTGCAAGAAGCGATTTGGAAAAAGATGCCTAAGAAATAGATTAAGGAGAAAGTTCTTTTATTTTTGTAGATGCTAGTTTCGATTGACGTTGGTATTAAAAATTTAGCCGTGTGTGTATTAGACCAGAACAAAATCTTACTATGGAAAATACTGAACCTCCAATATGGTACGGATTATTGTTCTTCTATTATCAAAGCATTCGATGCCATGGATACCATGATTTCTGGATCAGATATTATTATAGAAAGGCAGATGACAAAGAAGATGTGTAACATTCAATGTTACTTAGAAATGTATTTTCGAATGAAACATCATAAAAATGTAGTGATTTATAGTCCCAAATATAAACTCTCTGGAACAGGACAAGAAAATAGTGGAAAAGGAAAGAAATTGTATTATGCAAGAAAGAAAGCAGCCGTGGAGCTATGCAAAGAATGGTTAGACAACCATCCACAAGAATCTTGGGTACATGATATATGGAAAAGTGCAAAGAAAAAAGATGATTTATCAGATACATTATGTATGGCAATTGCTTTCACTACAAATCCAGTAGAATCTCCCGCCATGGCGGGTGTAAAGAAAGTGACTGCCCGAAAGCCAACGGTAAAACAAGATGCTTCTGGGAAATATTCCAAATCCAATATCAAATATCTCTTACAAAATCATCCGAAACAGAAAACCCTAGATGGTGGAGAAGGCTTACCTGTGATTAGTAAGAAATTAGAAAAATGTGTATTAAAGTTTTGGCCGGATATAGAAACCTGTTGGAAAGAATTGTTTTCGGAATCCTAAATATCTGCGTCCCTTTTATTTAAAAAGATATCCAAACAAAAGTATTAGAACATCATGCAAAACCCATCTGTAATGATCCGCTCGGCAGATGATGACAATATTATTGAAATTGATGACAGTGCCTTTAAGCCTTCGTTTGATATTTCAAAACCGATCTATCATTCCCCACCTACAGGTTTAGCGGGTCCTTCTCTTGGAGCAGATCTTCTTGTAAATCGTAGTAAAATTAGTAGTGATGCTCTCTCTCGTGGATCTTCTTATAGTAGAGAAGGTTCGGAAGCTGGAGATGACTATGATCGTCGTTCGAATTCTGTATCCTCGGATTCTAGCAGTGAATATTCTGAGGATACAAGTGGTTCTGAGCGTCCTTTGCAATATCAAGCTCCGCGAGGTCAAGATACCTTTGGAGAACGTGTCCAAGCACAACGGTCTCGTTTTGAAGCAGAATTGATTGAAAAACAAGAAATTTTATACCAGATGGACCGTCTAGAATCCAAAGGATTCCGTCTTCCTCGTAAATTTAGTATGCAGTCCGAATTGGAAGAAATGCGATCGGAATACCATCGTATTCTTCGTGAAAAAGAAGTCGATGCCAGTGTTCGTTTCCAACGTAAAATGCTGATGGCCTGTGTGACAGGAGTGGAATTCTTAAATTGCCGTTTTGATCCCTTTGATATTAAACTCGACGGATGGTCGGAACAAGTACATGAAAACATTCTTGACTATGATGATATTTTTGAAGAACTTCATGAAAAATACAAAGGAAGTGGAAAGAAAATGGCTCCGGAATTACGTCTCCTGATGAGTCTTTCGGGAAGTGCCTTTATGTTCCATTTAACCAGCAGTATGTTCAAACAACAACCTCTTCCTGGAGTGGAACAAGTGCTTCGTTCCAATCCTGATTTAATGAAACAATTCCAACAAGCAGCCGCTCAACAGTATACAGGTATGCAAATGCCTAGTGCCAAACCTATGCCACCACAACCCCAAGCCCCTCCCTCTTCTGGAGGCCTCTTTAGTATGGTAGGAAATCTATTTAGTGGACTAGGGGGAGCTGGTGGTGCTGGAGCTGGACTAGGTATGGGATCCCCCATGGGACCTCCTATGCCTTCTCGACAGATGCCAGGTAGTAATTTCCCTACCCCACAACAGTCGTCTGCTCAACCAAAGATGTCTGGGCCATCGATTGATAGTATTATTGAAAATGTTCATAATGAAATCAAGACTTCCCCTCAAACGGTATCCAATCGTGTAGAGACTCTATCCATTAGTGACGAAGAGATTACATCGATTATTGAAGATACAGCAGATATGAATGGAATCTTGTCAAATTCAAGAGCGCCTCGTGGCGGCCGCCGTGCAGGTGGTGGTCGTAAGACATTAAATATTTAAAACATTGAAACATAATAGATACTATTCTATATGTTATTAACATATACCTCTTTTTTGTTTTTAAGCACATCTATTATGGGACTGATATATCATCATTGGACAGGACCTATTTTTTATTTACAAGCTGTACTATCAGTGATAAATCATTATGGAAAACAATTTGCATATCGAGAGAAACAATGGGTGAATCTCATAGATAAAATGGTTGCCCATGGGATCGTCGTGGCCACGGTCTATGAAGCAGTACAATTACCCTTTTCGATGGCATTAGGTATCTATTGGGTATGTTTATCTTGGGTTACATATGTATATAAAATCAGTCATTTATCGAACCATCCAAAATATGGAGATTATTGGCACGGTACATTGCATTTTATGGCCTCTTTTGGAACCTGTGCATTGTTGTATGCATATATCCAACATAAAGAAAAATCTGCTTAAAGAATTGGTACCTTATTTTATGTAGTTAGTAAAAATGTCTGACGAATCTGGAAAGCAACATATTTCCATTGTTATCTGTGGTCATGTCGACTCAGGCAAGTCGACCACCACCGGGCGTCTTATTTTCGAACTGGGCGGCATTCCCGAGCGCGAAATGCAAAAGCTTCGAGACGAAGCCAATGCTCTAGGTAAATCTTCATTTGCATTTGCCTTTTATATGGACCGTGCCAAAGAAGAACGGGAACGTGGTGTCACAATTCAATGTACTACTAAGGAATTCTTTACCGACAAGTATCATTATACCATTATTGATGCTCCCGGCCACAGAGATTTTATCAAGAATATGATTTCTGGAGCAGCCCAAGCCGATGTTGCCCTGCTCATGGTCCCCGCCGATGGTAACTTTACCACGGCCGTGCAAAAAGGGGATGTCAAAGCAGGAGAAGTGCAGGGACAAACACGCGCTCATGCACGTCTTCTCAATCTTCTAGGTGTGAAACAAATCATGATTGGTGTGAATAAGATGGATTCGGATACCGCCGGATATCGTCAAGAACGTTATGAAGAAGTCGCGAATGAGATGAAGGATATGCTTACACGTGTAGGCTGGAAACAAGATTTTGTTCAATCTTCTGTTCCTGTTCTTCCTATTTCCGGATGGGTTGGAGATAATCTGATTGCTCCCTCGACCAATATGCCTTGGTGGAAGGGACAAGATATCAAAGTAGGAGACCAAACAGTTCATGTTCACACAGTTCTGGATTGCCTAAATAACTTTGTGCAAATCCCAGAGCGTAAAACAGATGCTCCTCTTCGTGTTCCGATTAGTGGAATTTATAAGATCAAAGGGGTAGGAGATGTGATTACTGGTCGTATTGAACAAGGAGTTCTCAAGCCAGGGGAAGAAGTAGTCTTCCTTCCTACGCATACACAGGCAAATCCTTGCATTGGGAAGATTTTCTCGGTAGAAATGCACCATAAACGTGTGGACCAAGCTCTTCCAGGAGATAATGTAGGTATGAATGTGAAAAACTTGGATAAGAACAATATGCCACATTCAGGAGATGTCATGATTCTAAAATCGGATACCACACTGCAGCCGGTAAAAGATTTTACAGCACAAATCCAAACACTGGATACGATTCCTAATGAAATCAAGGTAGGTTATTCGCCCATTGGATATGTCCGTTGTGGTCATGCTGCTTGTAAGATTACCCAGATTAAGTGGAAAGTAGGAAAGGAAACAGGAGGGAAAAAAGTAGAAGATCCTGCTTCTCTGAAGGCCAATGAAATGGCAGAAGTGGTCTTTGAGCCTTGCAAACCTCTTATTGTAGATACATTCCAAAACTGTGAAGGTCTTTCACGGATTGCTTTCCTAGAAGGAAATGGGGCCGTTATGCTTGGTAAGATTGTGAAAGTATCTTATAAATAAAAATAAAAAATTTACTTACGGGCGTAGTCTTCTCCGAGATAGTTGCGTCCAACCCAGTTACGGTCACGTTCTAGTAATAGAGCGAGTGTCTTGTGGGTGTTACGGTTTAAGATATAGAGAACATTCAAGCGTCTCATAACTTTTACAGCGGCATCGTGCTTTTCGATTTTCTTTTCCTCAGCTATCATACTAATGGCTTTACGAAGAATGGAGTGGCGGGATTCCGCTTTTTTATCTACCACATCTTTGTATCCATAGACACCAAGATCCTCGTCTTCTTTGGACATATCCACAGGAATACGTTTGCTCTTAGGGGTCTTACCGGGTTTGCCTTCATCTTTGATACAAACGGATTTTACATGGTAAGAGGTACCAGTAGCGCTACGGGTAGCATCATACGGTCTGCGGTGAATTTCACCAGCATCACACTTTTGAAGGGGCATTGGGTTCTATTAATACCGAATATTATTATCCCCATAAACTTGGAAAATAGAAAATGTGTATGTGTTTTTGATGTTTTATATGTTTTTTCTTGGTTTTGATGTGTATCCTACTAGGCGCTCCCTACACAGTAGAGTTACCTTCCTCGTCCCACCAACTTCCACCAGAGCAGTCCTCGTAGTCAATCATCGGCGGCATCGTGTCATCCTTCCGCAGAGGAACATGCAGCCACGCATAAGCGCCCAGATTCACCTTCACCATATCGATATTCACCCTTGAAGCAAAGCCAAGACCCCGACCCGATACATTGTACTCACACTCCTCCATCATCTCCAGAATGGCCTCCTTCAGAAGTGGCGTGACCAGGTCGTGAGGCACAATCGGCATGGGAGCCATATACTCAAACCTCGTCATCGAGAAAAAGGGATCCAGCTCCACAAGCTTCTTCCCAGGAAGGACAATGTAACCATAGAAGCCATTCCCGTGCCTGTCCTCCACCTTCACCAGCGCAAGATCCCCTGGCTGCAGCCGCTCCCTCGCCAACTTCTGAAGAGCCGCGATGCGCTCCTGGGTATCGGGCCGACCCGGATTCTCCCCATGCTTCGTGGAGTCATAGGGAGGAAGAGGAGAGTCCGTCTCACTGTTATGAGTGCTTCCCACGAAGCTGCTGCAGCAATATCCCTCATTCGCCACCGAGGGACCAAACACGGCAATCGTCGGCTTCCGGGTATACCACAGCTCCCGCAGACCGCCGCGCACAAAGGTGATGTAGTTCGACGCCATGTTTCCTTGTTGCAATCGACAGGAGGCAGAAAGCTTTGTCACAAAGGCTTGGTTGCTTGTATATTCACGGTTGTACTAGATGATAGGAAAAAAATCAGAAAATCATTTTTTTGATCGCCCCATATATTTTGGGAACAAAATTTGTAACCCCCTGTATTTACTTACCCATACGAGAGACTCTCTTTAGACTGGAACGTAGAGATCCAGGTACTTTCTTCGCAGCTTTAAGGGGATTTACACTTGCTTCCATAGCTGTGCGATCTAGACTCTTAAGACCACTCTTTCCGCTGGACATAACAAGACCCACGCCGCCAAATACAAAGGTGAGGAGGAATGGTAAAATAACGGTGGCTACCAGGACAATGATCATAAGGATGGACCACCAGTAAAGAACGGTTCTGCGAACATCTTCAGAACATTTGCATTTTTCCTTGGCAAGGTAGTTCACATATTTTACCGCGTAGATGAAGAATACAAAGGTGGCAATGGCATACACTAAGTGAACTAGACCGTATAGGACAGCATAGAGAGGACCGAGAGCACCATGAACCTTGCTAGGAGGCAAGAAGGCAGTGACGGCAAGGAAAACGACCGCGAAAAGAATGTAGTTCTTGATAAACTTGCGGTAAGGATGTTCCGCACAATCACACTTTACTTTCTCTAGCTTATCCACATAGGTATATGTGAGAAGCATGAGGAATACGCCAAGGAAGCTTGTAAAAGCCCAAAAGAGTCCTTCGGATGATAATAGATCTTGAAGTTTCATCATATATTGTTCTATATATGATTGAAGAATTTTTTATTTTAAAAAGGGGGTTTACAATTTACGCTTTTCAAAAATTTCTTCATTCTTTCTTTCCTTCGGCAAAATAACTTTGAATCCAAGGAATCGAAAGATATCCTCTTCTGTGTTCATCATAGGTGCCGCTGGATATCCTTCCTTGGGGGTAAATCCATGTTCATTCATACTATACCCTTTTTCCAATGCAATTTTACGCATTCCTACATTAAATTTATCAGAGCCTGTAAAATACATCACCGCAAATGCATACTCTGCCGCTGGAGTAATCATAATATCCAATCTCCTTGCTGTTTCTGTAATCTTGCATACTCCCATAAATTTCTTATCCCCCATCGCAAGAACATCCGTCACATATTCATCCTCCACAAGTGTATCGACAATCTTCTTCAGCGTCCTTTTTCCTTCCGCCAACGAGAGCTTCTCGGGCCAACGCACCAATACATCAATGTCTCCACTGGAAGGCTCCCCACGGCGATAACTACCCACGACTTCAATTTCTAGATCTTTGGATACCTTTTGAATCACTTTTTTGACCATTTTTTCATGCTTTTTCATTTCTGCACGTGGAATTCTTTCTATAAAATCTTCATAGTAACGCAAACCAACTTTCTGATTTGTGTTGAGTAGAGCAGGATCGTCTTCTGATTTTTTACGAAGGTCTTCTATAGAAAGAATTTGTTTCTTTTTCACCAGATCTACGGCTTTTACACGCCCAATTCCATAAATGTTCATAAATTGATCAATCACATCCATTTTAGTATCCTTACGAACCTCTTGGGCCGCTTCTAATTTTCCTGTTTCAAAGATTTCATGAATCTTTGTCCGAATACTTTCGCCAATTCCCTTGATTCCCTCCAGATCTTCCTTCTTTTCAATCTTCGGAAGAGCATTCATCTGACGAATTACCTTTTGATAGGCAATCGCCTTAAACGTATTTCCATCTTGCTGTTCCTTCTTTCGCAACACATTCAATTCATCGATAAGAATCTTTTTATAATCCATCTTCTGTAGTATATACAGTTATTTTCTTGTGATTTTCATTTTTTTCATATGTCTCTAAGAAATCAAGAACTTTAAAGTAACTC